TGTGTTTCCGCCTTGTCCGCCTTGGACACCTCGGCCTCGGCTTCTACCGTAGACACCCCCCCGGTCGTTTCAGCTCCCTGGGCACCGGGCTCCGCGATCTCGAGTTTTTTGGAAATTTGATCGACTTTCTCCCTTTCGGCTTTCTCCCTTTCGGTTTTCGACGACTTTTGGGCGGAGTCATAGGCGCTCTGCAGGCTTGAGAGCACCTGCTCGCTGAGGATCTGCTTTGCCGAGGCCAGAAAAGAGCCTGCTTGCACCATCAGGCCTTCCGACATACCTTCGACGGCTATTTGTTTCTCCAGCCAAGCCAGCGCTTTCGTGGCTTTTGAGGTCTGGATCTCCGCCCCTTCCATGGCCTGCTGGGGCATCCGGATGTAATTGATCATGCCCTTGCCCGAGGCGTTGGCGAAGGCGTCCCGGATCGTCTTTTTCAGGGATTCCGACATCGAGCCCCAGCCCTGGACGTTGTCGGTCGTAACGAGGCGGTTGGCGGCTTCGTTGTGAAGCGCCTGCTGGCGGTCCGTCTGTATCGTAGAGGACCAGGTTGGCGCAGTAAGATTGGCGGCTGCGTCGGAGAACGCGGACTCTTGCAGACTCTTTGTCGGACCGGTGATCTGATCCATTTCGGCCTGCCGGCGAGCTTTCGTGGCGTTCCAAGAGTCCTCCACGGCTTGGGTTGTGTTTTTGACTGAATTCGTAGCCTCCTCGGCTGCGGCCTTTACTTCGCGCATGCCTTCGGCCATCTTGTGTCCGGCTGTCTGGCCTTTTTCTCCCAGCTTCTCCGCAGCATCGCCCAGGTTCAGATAGACACGCTCCGTGGCCAGGGCTCGCTCCGTCGCCTCTCCTTCCGACTTGCTCTGTGCCCGGGCGGCGGCAATGGCTTTCTGGGAATAGGCCTCCCAGGCCCTTGCCACGTCCTCGGTCGTGGCTTTGTTCTCCATGGCAGCCTGTCGCACCTGCTCGAAGGCCCGTTTCGCTTCCTCGGCCATCGAGGCCAAATGTTTGGCGCTTTCGATTCCAAGGCGCTTGAAGGCTGCCTCAATGGGATCGAGGCTTTCCGCCACCTCGCCGGCCTTTTCTTTTAGCCGTTGCAGGGCGGCCGTCCCCTGATCCACCGAGATAATACCGGCCTGGACCAATTGTTCGATCTGATACTGGACGTTCTCTATCGATTTCAGATCGTTGAGCTTTTCGATGGTGGCGTCAAAAGCAGCCATTATCTGAGTGGCGGAAGCGTCGGAGCGCTCAGCCATGGCAGTGAAAGAATCAACAGCCTCCTTTCCTGCCGTGGACATGCCGGAACGAAATTTCTCGGTATCTACCCCGAGCTTTAGAAGCGCTCCGTCCAGACTCGCCGATAGAGCGTAACTGAGATCTAACGATCCATCCTTGACTTCAGAAAAGGCAACCTCAGCCCTCCCACGGAATCTTTCAAGGCCCTCCGGAGAGAGCTTTGAGAGAGCCTCCGGCAATTCCTTGTCGATGACGGCTTTGAATTCAGCGCTTCGATTGCGCATGGCCGTGAGATCGTTAATTATTTTACTGAACACATCAAACCCGACATCCGGAGAAGTCATAACCTGGATGGACTTGCTTACGAGATCCGAAGCTCCCTTGGATTTCAGGGCAAGCTCTTCTTGTTTCTTTATGGTCGCCTCGAGACGGTTTTGGACCACGTCGAGACTTACGGTCATGCCGGCGGCCGCGGCCTCGCCCATCTTCTTTGCGCCCTCGGCGGCTTTCTCCGTAGCCTCCTCTACCTTCTTTCCCGCCCCTTGCGCCTTATCTTCCACCTCTTTGTACATCGAGGCGAAAATCCCGTTCATTTCCCCCAGCCGTTTTTGATGCCGCTCCACAGCCGCATCCAGGGTATCGTCCGAAAAAACGGCCTTGAGACTCTCCCATTCAAATTGGAGCTCCTCGAGACTCTTCATGAGAACTTCAACCATGAAGACTCCGGCTTTTCGGACGATTTCAAATTCCTTGCTAAGCCAGGTCCCAACGGCCCAGCCGGCCGTGAAAGCGCCCAGAACCTTGAAGCTGTTTCCGATTGCGGAAACGGCCGTTGCGGCTTCCTTGGCGGAAAACGTCATTCTGGTGAGCACTCCCACTGCGGTCTCACCAGCTCCGGCCATAACCACGCGCAAGGCCAGCCATGCCGTTCGAAGCGCCCCGACCGATACCGCGACGGTTCCAAGGCCCGTAGCGATGCCGGTGATTATGGGAAAGTGCTCCGCCAGGTCGGCAACGGCGTGGGTCATGCCCGTGAGCCCTCCGACCCCGGCGTTGACGAGAGGCAGAAACACCGAGCCGATGTCGTTCGCCGCTTCAGATACCGAGTTTTGGAGGAGCTGAAGCTGGTTGGCCGTGGTTTTAGCCCGTGCCTCGTATTCCCGTGTAAGGGAGCCTGCCGTTTTTGTCTTATCCGCGACCAGCCCGAGGGCTTTGTCATACTGCTCGAGACCGTTCACCAGGCCCGCGATATCGTCCTGGTATTCCTGCCCGAAGAGTTTTGAGAGGACTTCGGCCTTCTTCATCCGGTCCAACCCCTGCAGACTCTTCAGAAAACGGTTGAGGGCTTCCTGGGGATGCTCCGAAATGTCCCGCGCAAGGTCCACTGCTTCAAGGCCAAGATCGTTCAATGCTCCCTTGAATTCACTTGACTGGGTCTTTGCTGTTTGCAATTTCCCAAGCAGGGCGTTGATGCCCGAGGCGGCCACCTCGGGAGTCTTTCCAAGGGAGAGCATAGCCGCGGAAAGGGCAGCCGTTTGCTCCGCCGACAAGCCGAACTGGCGGGCCATGCCTCCGGTGCGAGTTACAACATCGACTATTTGCGCCTCGGTTGCGGCGGTGTTGTTGCCGAGGACATTTATGGCGTCTCCAAGGGGCCGAATATCGTTGATGGCAATGCCGAAGATGTTGGACAGCTTAGCTACGGCCTGGCCGGCCTGATCGCTCGACATGTTGAAAGCGACGGACATCTCCGCCGCCAACTGAATAAATAGATCGAGGTCTTTGGTCGCAACCCCCAACTGGCCACCCGCCGCGGCGATCTCGGCGAGACCCTCGGCTGAAATCGGGAGCTCTCTCGACATACTCTTGATGGTCGATTCAAGATGCGCGAGCTCCTCATCCGTGCCGTCCACCACCTTGCGCACATCGGCCATCGCCGATTCGAAGCTTATGGCTCCCTTGATAGCCAGCCCCAACCCGCCGCCCGCAACGGCCAGCTTTGCCAGTTCGCCGCGAGCAAGCCCCAGAGCTTTAGTGACTCCATTGGTCTTGTCCTCAAGCTCCTGAACTCTTTGCCGCGTTGCAAGGCTCGCCTGCGCGAGCTCCTTTTCGGTCAGCTTTCCCGATATTCTCAATCCATTGAAGGCAGCTTCGACCCGGGAGACTTGCCGGCGGATCTCTGCGTGCGGAACGAGCCCGAGGATGTCTCGGTTTTTGGCCAAGTCGGTCAGTTGCTTGTACGTGACAAGGAGGCGTATCGTCTCTCTGTCAACGCCTTCGACGGCCTTGCCGGTCTCGATCATCCGCGCAGCCATGGCGGAAAAGCTGGAAATATATTCGGGCGTTTTTCCGAGGGAGCGAAGCAGCGCGGTAAATTCCGCTCCCAAGGCTTTACTGGCCGAGTCCAGGGCGCTTTGGGCTGCGGCGGCTTCGAGGGCTTTCTTCCTGGTCTCTTCGAGGGCTGATATCTCCGCTCTTGCCGCCAGCGTGGCTTCATCCAGGGACCTCTTGAGCCTCATTTTCTCCGAGGCCATCCTTGAGGTATTGACGCCGGCCGCCTGCAGGGACACTCCGAGTCTTTGCAGCTCAACCGCCTGATAGGCGAGGCTGCCCTGGAACTTCTTGACTTCGGCCTCGGCTCCCTTGAGCTCTTTCGCAAGCGCTTTGGGAGGATTCTCACTTTCCTCGATTTTAGCCGTCAGCTCAACAACCCGATCCCGTGCAAGCTTGAAAGCGTCGCCGGTTTCGCTTATCTTCCTTTTGAGGGCGATGAAGGAATCCAATTCTCCAATCGGCTTCTTCAAGGTCTTGGCGAAATCGTCAAACTCCCTTTGGACCTTGGATATTTCCGCATCAGCCTCGGATGCGTCCGCTGCTATGGTTATGGAAAGACTCGGATCGTTTGCCACTGATGAGCTCCAGGAGAAAAAAGTTATGTGTAAAAAACAAATCTCAGCCAAGGAAACGGTTATCTATCTTGTGCTGGTGGTCGTGGGAGGGGGATCGTTTCTCGCGAGCCATCCGGGATTTGCAACAAGCGCCTTTGCCGCCGCGGCTCTCCTGTTGATCCCTCTTCCCTTCATCCTGTGGGGGATCGTGCTTATGTTCAAGCGTTGAAGCGGGGCTTCATGCACCGCTTCAACGCTCACATCCCTACTACTGCAACAGCGTCGCCTTGAAATACTGGCTCTTTCCCGCTGTCTTCGAAGTGTCCTTCAGAAGCTTTCCCTCGACTTCGAGCACGGCATAATCGTCTCCGATCAGGGAGAGGTCCTTGCTCGCTCCGAAACGGACGCGCCAGGCCTGCACGATCACGGGCTTCCCGGTTCGAGCTTCATTTAGTCCGTCGAACATCAGCTCGTACTCTCCGGCTGATTGCGTAAGGGCTTCCATGACGTCCTGAGCGCCGTAGGAATAGGAAACCTTGAGGCTTGCATCGGCGGCGATAGTCGAGCCCGAGGGGAAGAAAAGGCCCGCCGCGTGTGCCTCGTAATCGTCCCCGGCGTCATAGGTGACTGTCTTGCCCTCGTTTTTCACCACCACGGAGGTGGGGGAGAAGTGAGCCAGGGGAACGAGCGCATTGAGCTTCGCCGTCACTACCTCATCCACGGCGCTGCCCGCGACCACGGGCGTTACATCGCCTCTCAAGGCGAGCGCCAGGTTCTCGGGAGAAAGATTATGCAATTTCATCGCCGAGGAGACACCCTTGATTCTCCTGACTTCGTTGAGCGTTCCACCCCCGGCGCTCATGTAATCTTTTAGCTCCTTCACTTCCTCATCCACGGAAAACTTGAGCTCCGCGCAATTGCCGACTTCGAGCAGACCGCCCGACCCCGCTATATTACGGAGATATACTTTCCCGCTGCCGATATAGCTGTAATCCGTTACCATGACCTCACTCCTTTCATCTATCTGATTACTCTCGCCTCGTTGGGAAGCGTCGTGTGGCTATGATTATTGATAGCCCCCCAAAGGCCTTCCTGCTCCTTTATCACCCTGCCGTGTCGCTCGCCGCAGGTCTCCTCGTTCACCTTGAGCTCGAGCTTGTCGGACAGCTTGGAGTTTTGCCGTACAATCACGCCGAGAAGGCATGCAATAACAGCCAGCATAAACGAAACAATCGGTCCCCAGCCTTCCATTAGGGAAACTCCTTTTCATGTGGTTTTGGCTAAAGTCTTCGGAGCGTCTTGAAATGAAACGCCGTGAAACTCACATAGAGAGGATGAAAGCATACGGAAGAAGAGTTGCTGGCACTCCGGGCAGGCAGGACCTTTGCCCTGTAGATCGCGTTTTCGGCCGATTCCCGTAACCCCTCCGCCGACAAAAAGCCCTTACGCGTTCGGATCTGGCCATTTGTGGATAAAATAATATCCGGCTCCACGATCCCAACCGCCATGGTGAGCGTCCACCGTTGTTCCGTCTCTCCCAGGCCCCGGTCCTGATCGATTCCCAGGAGAGCAATCAGCGGGTAATCTTCTTCCGCCGGAGGCTCTTCCTCGTCTATCCCGACGCAGATGTTAGCTTGTTTTCCGAGCTTGGCGTTGCACCAGGAAGACAAAATCGCGTCTTCCGACAATACTTCCCCGATTTTTTCCAGGAGATCTTCCGTCGTCATTGAGTCTTTAGACCTCCGCTCCATATCGTCTTAGAGCTTTCCGGAATCGGCCCTCGAAGAATGCCTGACCCTTCCGGCTCCACCTGTCTCGCTCCGGCTCGATCCATGCCCGAGCCGGAGTAGAAAGCTTGGTTGTTTCCCTCTTGATCGGGAAACCAACCGCAAAGAGGAATTTACGCATCTTGTCCGATATCCGAGTATCAAAGCCTGCCGTGTTTATGCGAAACCAGTCATAATAGTTGGTCCTGGGCTTTAATATACCGGTCGTGACCAGACCGTCTTCAACGTCAACCTCGTAGTCAATCATCTGCACAAAGCGAGAAAAGGGATTCCTGCGAGAGCTGAGTTTTAGGGCCACCAAACCATCGTGCCCCGCCGAGCGTGAGCTTCCCTTCTCCCACTGGGGCTTTTTTTTGCCGGCATAGAGCGCAAGCCACTTTTTGGTCTTCCCGGGGCGCTTCCTTGGCCAATCAACCCATCGCCCGCTCCGGGAGCCCGTATCACTGCCATGAGTCACGGACATGATGCCAGTATGTGGATTGAGCTTTGGCTCCATGGCCCGACCCGCCCGCATCAGATCTCGCCTCACGTTGTAGCCTGTGGATCTCAATGCGGATTCCTTCGCTCGCTCCACAAGCTCGGGAAACTTCGCGAGCACCTCCTTTATCCTGTCTTCGCCAACCATCTTGACTTGCAGATCGAGCATGAGCTACCTCCTGAAGGTCGGTCTCGAATCACGCCCAATTCCAAGCCACCACTCAACCGAATTCTCTCCCTCCTTTTCGTTCACATGCCATGTCACTCCGTCTATTGCCACGGTGTCCTTCCGGGACCAAACAGGCACATCGGCTTTTTTGACGCGCAATGTCCCCGAGGCCTGCACGGCCCTCTGAGAATGGACTTCGACGGGACTCTTTCCAGGGATGAATACGGCGGAGATTCCCGCTACCTCTCCACCGGCAGGCGTATAAACGACATATTTGCCATGAAGGTCGGGGTCGTACATGATCTCAACAGCCTCGGCCAGGATTTCAGCAGCCGTTTGCATTCGTCTCCCTTTCGACTCGCCGGGCAGACGCTCTACGTCTTCCCGGCGTCAACAAGGTCTCCCTCACCTTACCCCTCATCCGCATCAAGCCTTACGAGCACTTCCGGACGCCGGCAGATGGGGAGCGGGTTAGACTGGGTGTGGACATCGATTCCGCGATTGTATTTTCGCGGCTCCTGCTTGGCGTAGTAGGGGAGTCCGTTGGTATTGGCGGCCTCGATGAAATCAGCCGGAGCATAGTAGAGCTTGAACGTATCCATGGTCCCGAGGGGAAAGGCATGGCCCTCTCCGGGAGCAATAAACTCCTGATTTTCGCCTCTGAGCACGGTGGGAGCTTCGGCGTCGTACTGCTCAAATAGGATACCTCCGAATTCGAAGAAACGGCTCCGGTCCTGAGCGCTCAGAAGAGCTGCCTGTGAGTCGGGATTGCGCTTGCGGTAGTCCTGGACGTATTTGTGGGCTTTGAGCTTAGCCAGGAATGTCCTGGATACCAGGGCATGTACACCGGTCATGATCTCGCCGTAGAGGTGTTTTCGAATCCAGGTGGTCACCTGTTCGCATTTTTCCTCGACGTTTGTCGTATCGTCATCCAGGGCGAAATAGACGGTTGCACGGGAAACTCCGAACTTCGCAAAAAGGTTGCACAAGATGGTGGTCATGTCGCCATCGTAGATGATTCCTTTGAGCGCTCCCATCATGAGCCACTCTTTGGTGATGTCGTGCTTTCCCTTCATCGTCATGAGCTTGCGGGCCATGACGGTCGAAGCCGTCATCATCTGGTTGGGAGATCCGAATTCGCGCACCCCGGAATACTCCTCGGCCTTCACCACGTCATCGAGGGGAAAGTGAGGGATCGTGATCGATTCCATTTTGCGTCCGCCGGACTGGTTGAGCGCACCCGGAGAGCCTACGGGCTGCGAGGTCAGGAGGCTAATGACTCCCTCGAACCATTCGAGCAGGATGCTCCGGGTGGGAACGCCCTCTTCGGAAAAGAGTCCAAACTGCTGCAGGCGGCTGTACATATTGGGGAACTTGTTGATGTTTCGAGTCATGGCCATCACGTTGAAGCCATCGGACTCGAAAGGGTTCATGATCAGATCAGGCATTTTGATTCCTCCTCACTGCGGCACTATTAGGCCGCGGGCCTGTCGGAGAGAATTCCAAGGGCTTTCAGTTGGGCCAGAGCCGCGGCTTTTTGGTCTGCAGTGGCTCCGGTGGGCCATACGAGAAAGGACGGATCTATGAGAGCTTCCCGAACAATGGCAACGCCGGAGCGCTCGGGAGAATAAGAGCTGGAATTTCCCCCGATGGTCGCAACGTTTGTGCTGCCGCCGACATTCAGGTTCTCAGCCTCGAAAGTGCCCGTCTGGTTATCGAGAATGAGCGCTCCCGCCTCATCCCCACCAGCCCAGGTTCCACTTGAATGTGCCACACCCTGCACGGAGGCCTTCGCCCCACTCGTGGCGCCCACCACCAGGTCTCCCACGCCGATTTGGTAGGTCCCCCCGGAAGTGAAGGCGATAGCCTTAAGCGACCCGGCCGCATAATCCTGGACCGCAAAGCCGCAGGCCTCCTGGCTGCCGTCCACGCCGGAGAGGTTCATGGGCCTGACTTTCCCGGAGCCGGCAATGACCGTCACGGTGAAGCTGTCACCCACCGCGAAGTTTGTCCCGGAATCGTTAATGGTGAAGCTTATCTGACTGGAAGCGTAGGGCGTTCCCGTAACGGCCTTGTCCGCGAGCTTCTCTCCGGAAGGGGTTTTTACTTCCCACAAAGACCCGGCGCCGGAGGCCGCTTCGGTAACGACGATAAAGAAACCGTCTCCCACGACATAATCAGTCCCATCGGCCAGGGTGAAAGCGAGCCCTCCGGCGTCGAAGGCCGAGGCAACATTGCCTTCAGCGCAGAAAGATCCGTCCGGATATTTCAGCACGAAGGCTCCGGCATTGCCGACGGCAGCCACAATCTCCAGGGTATACGTCCCCACCTTGGCCCCAACCCCCACAGTGATCGATCCCATGGCTCCAGTACCGGTGTTATAGGCATAGGCGTGGGCGGTTGCCGCCCCGGGCGCCGCCGGAGTCGTATCGACACACTTGATCGTATAGGCTCCGAACTGCGTCTTAGCTCCAGCGGCAACGCCGGTCATGGTCCCGCCGCCCGTGTTGCTCCCGGGCGTTCCGGTCGTGGGGGTGGATTTGGTGATTTTCCCAAGCACTTCCCCCAGGGAGAGAACCTGCCCGGAGAGGATGCTCACCTTTTCGCGGGACAGAAAGTCATCGAGCTCTCGCTTGACCAGGTCCCCGAGGTTTGTTCCTTCGACAATGATTCCCATGGTCTTTTTTCCTCCTTACATACCCTGACGTTTGGGAAGGCTTGCAATCAGCCGATCACAGGCGGCGTCGAGCGGGTTGATATCGCCATATCCATCGGCGCCTACGGTTGTTCGGATCTCCTCTTTGCTCTGTGATTCCGCAACGCGAGCGATGATCCGATTATGAGCTTCGGCCAGGGACACCCCTTCCTTGTTGAGCGCCGTCGCCAGCTCCTGAGCTTTCCGCGCTCCCCCGAGGAGCCCGGATACGGCGAGGCAGGCGTTCAGGATGTCGTAGCGGTAATCCGTTGCCTGCTGCTCGGGAGTGGTCACTACCTCCACTCTAGGCGCCCCCTTGCCCTCTTCGAGGCTTGTGATCCTTGTACTGATGTTTTGGAGCATCGAAAGAATCTGTTCTTCTGCTGCCATGGAAAAAACCTCCTCTTGCCGGCCGTAGTCGAGACCCACGGCGTCTTCAAAAGACATGAAATCATCCACCAGGCCAATTTCCCTGGCGGACTTCCCCCGGAATATTTCCGCCTGCGTTCCAAGGATCTTTTCCCGATCCACCTTGCGGTTGCGGGCAACCACATCCACGAACATATTTCCGATATCGTTCACCTGTGCCCGCAGGGTCGCTCTCGCCCTGTCGCTCAGCGGCTCGTGCGGGCTAAAATCCGCCTTGGCCTCCCCGAACTTTATGGCCTCGTATTCGACGCCCTCTTTCATGTTCTTCGCCTTCTGGTTGCGGAACATGGCGATGACGCCGATTGAGCCGACGCCTCCGGTTTGGGGCACATAGATCCGATCCGCCGCGCTCGCCAGCAGGTAGCCCGCGGAATACGCAGACTCATCCACAAAGGCGTCGATGGGCTTTTGCCCTCGAGCCTTGAAAATCATCTCGGCAGTATCGAAGGCTCCGGATACATCGCCGCCGCCCGTGTCGATATGCAGAAGAGTGCGGCTGACATCCTTGTCTTCCATGGCGGACTTGAAGGCTTCGCGGATCTCCGCGTAGGTTGTGGGCCCCCCTGAAGCGGCGGAGCCCATGCGCCGATTGACCAGGGCGCCGTGAATGGGAATAACGGCCGTCGTGGCTATTCGGCTGCTGCCCGGAATGGTCCGCTCGACTTTCGTCGTTCGAAGCCTGCCCTCGATTCCCGGTGGATCGATCCCGAGGCGTGGCGCCAGCATGTACATGATGAAATCAAGCTCTGTTTGCTCGATCATGAGGGGACGGTTAAAGATCAGCCCCGCAATAAAGCGAAGGACGTGCGGACTGTCGATCATCCCGGTTTCGCCATTGAAATTGAAAAGCATCAGTTCGACCCTCCATTCGGCTTTTGCTCCGTATCCTGGAAGCTCCCACCGCCGGCTGTTCTGCGCGGGTCGGTATCCAGAATGAATCCTTTTTCGTCGGCCCTGCGGTTTTCCTCCTCGATCTCGGCATCCACCTTCTCGATGTCTCCGCCGCGCTCGGCTATTTTTTGGGTGCGGCTCTTGAAGCCGGAGCGAACTTCCAGGATATCCGCCTGAACGTCCTGGAGCGGATTCACGTATTTTGCCGCGTCGGGGACCCAGTCTATTTGCTGGTAGGCCCTTTTGTTCTCGGCATAATCCCTGATTTTGAGCCGTCCCGAGGCCACGGCAAGATCCTCCCAGGCCGTTGCGACCGGGCGGCAGAGTTGAAAAATGAGCGTGTGAAACTGGATTTGGCGAATGAGCTGCAGAAAGTCGTTCTGCCCGGCCCTGATGGATGAGAAGTTGACGCCGCTGAGATCCCCGGTGAGCTTCTCGTAGGTGTTCTTCGAGCCTGTCGCTATGGCGCGCAGGTGGTGCTTCGTGAGATCGAAGAAGCCCTGCCCGGCATCGGGAGGATTCGGAAAGGTTACGGACGCTCCAGGCGGAAGCTCCGACATGCCTCCGGGCTCCAGGGTAACGATTCGATTTGAACTGGCATCGTATCCACCATCTTGCCCGAAAGGAATGGTGCTTGCTTCCTCCACTGAACGGGAAAAGAAGCCGGCGAAGAGGCCGGCCACGGTGCGGCGAACAAGCTCCGCATCTTCGCACTTATCCAGCTCAAAGGCCCTGGTGATAACCGATTTCAGCCAGGGGATACCCCGTGCCTGGCCCGCGCGCAGACGTCGATAGACGTGTCCGATTTCCGAAGCGGGGATTCTCACCTTGTCCCCGGCAAAGCTCGACAGCCATCCGTAAGATTCTCCCGGGTGCTCGCGGTAGAGCCAATAGGCGGCTCTTTTTTGCCTCGAGTCGAATTCGATTCCGAAGCGGATCTCGTTTCCCTTATAGACTTCGGTGTGCATGTGATCGAGGAGGTCCGCTTCAATTACCTGGATTTGAAAAGGCACCTGGAGGCCTTCATCCCGGACGATCCGCTTCCGGTAGAGACATTCCCCCGCTTCCAGGAGCCCACGAGAGGCCACTTCCTGTTGACCGTAGAAATCACTTACTCCATCGTAGTCCATCTCCAGCACGGATTCAGCCCACAGCCCCTGGATGTCATCCTTGAGGGTCTTATCCTCCATCTTCCACCGCGGGCTGATGGAAGTCCCCACGAGGTAGGCAATGAAGGTATCGACTCCGCCGTCGATCCATGGGTTGTTTCGGACAAGCTCCCTCGAGCGGGCTCGCACGTTGGAGAGGCCGGAGACCACCGTATCGTTCGGCCCTGCCGTGGAGGTCCCCCAGTTCGACATACGCCGACTCGTTGAGGCAGCCTCGAAGGCCTGACTCGCCGCGGGCGAGCCGGCGGCGCCGGCGCTTGCACGCAAGGGTCTTCCGTAGGGATCCACCAGAGCTACTTTGGGAGGATTTCCGCTCATCAAAACCCCTTGCTTGACGAGACAAGGAAATATCCACGCCCCGCCCCGGTTTGACTTTGCATGCTCAGCGAGTAGCGGACGTCCGCGAGGAGCTCGCGTAGCTGCGGTAAGGTAGCCGGCGTAAAGTCCACTCGAGTGCCGTCCGTAAAAACGATTGACGCTTTTCGGACGCCCGTTGCGAGCTCTATCGCGGCTCGTTCAAGTTTTTCAAGATCGGTAGCCGTGTATGCCATTCGAATGCTCCTCTGTTTTTTGCACAGGGGCATTCTCTGAAATTTGCAAGGGTGATTTCAAGGGGGTTAGTTCTACCGGTAGAACAAATGGGGTCCGTTTTTTCTACCGGTAGAAAAATTGGGGCATTTTTTTTCAAAAAATGAGGGGCAGGACTCACCCTGGAAAGCTGTTTTGTTGACTTCGGAATTATTGTATATACAATATAGCAGATGAGAATAGAGTATGACCCCAATAAGAGCGCCAGGAACGAAGAGCTGAGAGGCCTTTCCTTCGAGTCCGCCATGGACTTCGAGTGGGCCACCGCCCTAATCGTCCGGGATGAGCGCAGAGATTACGGGGAAGATCGTTATTTGGCGCTAGCAGCCTGTCGGAGAACCCCATTCTCCGGTTGTCGGGTGCAACTATATCACATTTGGGAGTAGCTTGGATGGTTCAATTCAGAGTGACATTAGTCTACTGCTCATTGGTTTAATGGCAAGGTCC